TCCAGAAGTATTTAACTCTCCGTTTGAAAGAGCGATCTTTTGGTGGGAAAAAGATCTATTACTGAAAGTTAAATCTGATGTGCTTAGATACCCCTTAGATCCATCTAGCGATCCGAAATCTATAATCCTGGTTGATTACAAGACTACTACCGATTGTTCTGTTAGAGGCTTTACATCATCCATTAGGAAGTACCAATACGAATTACAAGCCGCTTGGTATAAACGTGGATATGAGAAAGCTGGGTTTAATGTGGTTGACTTTATCTTTGTGGCACAAGAAAAGAAGAAACCGTATGCAAGTAAGATCTTCAAGATGAAACATGAAGATATGACATCTGGCTGGTTAAAGCTAGAGCATCTGCTGGGAGAATACAACGCAGTATTAAACGGTAAGGAAGCCACCATATACAACTCACCTAATATAGTTAACGTAGATCTAAAAAGCTGGGGTGAAGAGTAATGTATAAAGTAGAAAGTAATATACCAATAAAACACAAAAAAGGCCGCGATGGAAAAACAAATTTTCTTAGGAGTTTAAATGTGGGTGAATCATTTGTAATTTCAAAAAACGATACAAATGAATCGGCATCAAATTGGTACATTATTGCCAAAAGATTAAAGATGAAAATAGTAACTAGAACAATAAATAATTCTGAAATCAGGATATGGGTAGTAGAAAAGGATGGGAAAAAGATTGATGATTGAAGATATTAAAATAGAAAAAGGTATACCTATTGCTAAACATTCAAAAAAAGCGCAATTTGAAGATTTAATACTTAACATGAATATAGGTGATTCTATAGTTTTACATAGTTACTATGACGTAGATTATTTCCGACAAGCCGCACATAGAAAAAATTGTAAAATAATGTCAAGAACTGTAAAAGAAAATGGACAATCTGTTCATAGAGTTTGGAGGATAAAATGAGTGAAGATCTAGTAAACCAACCACCTCACTACACTAGGGGTGAGATAGAGTATATAGAAGCTATGAGATCTATGCTTACGGCAGAAGAGTTCAAAGGTTTCTGTAAGGGCAACGCAGTTAAATATATATGGAGAGAAGATCACAAGGGATCTAACATCCAGGATCTAGAGAAGGCCGTTGTATATTTGAATTGGGCTATTGACGATCTAAAAGATATGTAAATAAAACCAAGATAAAAAAAAGGGGCATAAAGCCCCTTTTTCTTTTCTACACTTAGAAGGGAGGTTTATCACCTACTGGTGTTGGTGCCATCTCTGAAGGCTCCATCTTAATGATCTTAGTCTTCAAAGAAGTAACATCTTCACCTTGGTCATTCTTCCAGTTATCTTCAAACTGTCTGATACCAAGTCTAAGTTGTTTGCCTATGAATTCATTTGCAAGATCCGGAAGCTTCTTGAATCCAACAGTAATAGCAAGACGACTAAATATCTCACTCGCTATTCTTTTGGAATCTTCATTAGCAGACCATAAGTTATACCATTCATTATGATCGCGGTATGTACCACCATCAATTTGAAAGGTAACTTTTTGAGTCCAATTACCGCTATTAGATTTATATTTCTCAGCAGCAATTATCTTTGCCTCATACTCACCAGTTGGAGCAACCTCGGGACCTCTCGATTCCATTTGCTCCGCATTCTCGAAAAAATCAACATCATTAAAGTCTGACATTACGCACTCTCCTTATTTTCAATTTTATTAGAAAACCCTAGCTTCTCAATTAGGGCAGTTAGATTTGGGTCCTCAAAGGCTTCTAGCTTACCGCTACGATCTTTGGCTGTGTAACCTTGACCTATCCTTGTTTGTAACCACCTTTCCGCTACAGCATTACCGTCATCATCTTGACCGTCAATAATACGTAGGGCCAAAACCTCGTCAAAGAAATACGTGATTGCATCTCCTAGAGGTTTACTTGCCATTTTAGGACCAAAGAAAAACACGCCATCATTATTATCTTTACCTTCTTTGCAAAGAAATAATACGTGCATATCTAGATCCCTAAATGATCTCATAAGACTTGTAACGGCTTCACTTACGTTCTGGTAAGCCATTCTTCCATCTTTATTTCTGCTTTTCTCATGTACCAGTAAGATCTCTGAAATCTCTGAAACTGAGTCTAAACATACGCTATCATAGGATAATTCACCAGATGCAAGAGCGGCATATACCTCTCTAAGATCATCATAGTTCTTAACCTCGATAGCTGACACATTAGGTGCATCTTTAATAGAAAGCAATCCAGCCTCCGCACTTATGACTAATACGTTGCCAGGCATACTCTGTGTTGAGAATGTTTTTCCGGCTCCCGCTTGACCATAAATGAGAAGCTTTGCTCCTTGTTGATCCACCATTTTATCTGGTGTCTTTATCTTATCTTTTAAGCTCATAATCTACCCTCCTTATATATGTGTAAAAATGAACTTGCTAATTATAACCTGTGAAACTACAATATGTAAATCATATTATTTAGGAGATGTATATGAAAAAACAAATCGACACAACTTGGCTTGCAAATTATTATTTCAGGACCAAAACTTTAGCAACAAATAAATTGAAGGAGTTAGATACGATGGGCGTTCAACCTAATCACAAAGAAAGAAAAATAGATCATTACACGTTACCTGTTTACATTAAATTTCTTGGTTATAGAAAAGCCGCAGAAGATTTCAACTGTTCAGAAGCAACATGCAAATCCTGGAGGTATGGATATAGGCAACCGTCAATAGCACAAGCCAAACAAATAATAAGGGCTACTGAAGGAAGATTAGATTTTGAATCTATCTACGGATCTATATCGGATATTTTAGAGCAGGAATAGCATGTTCCAGCTCAATATTACCGAGGATGACTCGTCCTTGGATATTGCTCTGGCTTATTATGATGATGGATATAATGTAGTACCGTTACAAAGATCTAATAAAAAACCACCACCATTTTTAAAAGGCTGGGAACAATATAAGGAAACAAGACCTGAGAGGGAACTTGTAGAGTCTTGGTTCAAAGATAGGGATAATCTAGTAGTAGCCTTAGTCTGTGGCAAGTTTGTTGTTGTTGACGCAGATTCTCCTGAAGCTATGGATTGGGTAGAGAAAAACCTACCAGCTTGCCCGTATAAAGTAATTACAGGCAAGGGTATGCATTACTACTATAACAACCCAGAAAACTACACTACGTTTGCTACAAGACGAACAAACACGACTCCTATTGAAAGATTAATTGATATACGTGGTGTGGGTGGCCTTATTATTGCTCCATACAACCGTCATGCTAATGGTCAGGTATATAAGCCTGTCATGATTCCAGATTGGAAGATCTATGACTATACAGATCTACCAGACTTTACCGAAAAAGAATACTTACAGATAACAGGTGTACCTAAAGTTGAGAGCAGTAAACAAACGGCACCCTTCTCATTAGATGGAGTCTTGGAAGGATCTAGGAATGATGGAGCTGCTAGGATAGCTGGATACCTTATATCTAAAAGCGTAAACCTAGAGTTTGTCAGGGTGTTTCTACAAAATTGGAACAAGAACAATAACCCACCATTACCTCAAAAAGAGATTGATTCTGTAGTAGATAATGTAAAGAAGACACATGACCGAAAGAATCAGATAGCCCCCTTATTTACACAATCAACTGAAAACATTAAACGACCTGAAGATCTATTCTCACCACCTGGTCTACTGAAGAACATGTTTGACTTCTGTGAGGATATTGCACAAGTGCCACAACCAGAGTTATCACTTGTAGGTGCTTTGGCATTAGCTAGTGTGACCTGTGGGCGTTTATACAGGACCAACATGAATAACTTTTCAAGTATGTACTTTATGGGTGTTGCAAAGTCAGGACAAGGTAAGGAAAACATAAAGACATTTATAGAGTCTGTGCTGAATGCCTCAGACCAAGAAAAGCTAGTTGTGGGTGACGGATATACATCTAGCGGAGCCGTACATTCTGTTTTGAAGATAAGACCTACCCAAATAACGATTATGGATGAGTTTGGGAAACGATTAGAAGCTATTAGTAATGCAGGCAACACAAACAAAGAAGACGGCATACAAACGCTTATGGAGGCTTGGGGAAGGTGCCATGGGACTCTACGACCAGATAACTACTCTTTGATGGCCGTACAGGAAGAATATAAAGAGAAAATGATGAATAGGGTGACATATAAGCCAGCTATCACATTAGTTGGATTGTCAGTACCTAAGAACTTCTATGGTGCCTTAAATAGCGGGAGAATAGCAGATGGCTTCTTAAACCGTTTCGTTGTGGTTGAATCTAACGAACCAAGACGTGTTGGAGATCTAAAGAAATATACAGAACCGCCTATGAATGTAGTTAACTGGGTAAACTATGTACGCAGAATGAAAGGAACTTTATCTGATGCATCAAGAGAAAATGCAGAACTAGATATAAATCAAACCGTATTAGAGTTTGATAGACAATCAGAAGAACTACTACAAGACTTTGCAAGAGAGATAATCAAACGACAAGACATACTAGAAAAAGATAATTTAGAACCATTACTCAGTAGATCTAAAGAAAAGGCTATGAGGTTATCTTTGCTTTGTACGTTGGCTTCTAGTGCTGATTCTAAGAAGATAACCGCAGACGTAACTAAATGGGCTATAGATTACATTAGATACTATGACCTCATGTTTATAGAAGCTTGCAGAGATAAGGTTGCTAGTTCTGCAACAGAGTCAAAGATCAAACAAGTTTTATCATTCATTAGATCTAGGAATGGAGAGGGTATATCTAAAAGGGAAGTAGATAGACACGAACTATTCAGAAGTATGAAGTCATATGAAGTAAAAGAGATTATAGAACGGCTCAAGAACGCTGGGGAGATCCAGGAAATAGAAATCAAAGTTGGAGGTAAAGGTAGACCAACTAAAAGATTGGTTGCCGTTGACTCTAACTTCTTTGAGGAGTAAACATGAAAACACCATCATTTGAATCAATAGACGATCAAAAGAGAGAGGAGAGGGTAGCTGGATTTTTAGAAGGTCTTTGGGGAGTTAGTTGTCATAAGTTACCTGTCAGTTATTCATTAGATTACTGGATTGAATCAGTAGAAAAAAGTTATTGGTGTGAGGTTAAATGTCGCACCTTTTCTTTTGATAAGTACGATACGTTAATTATATCTACAAAGAAACTAAGAAAAGGATCTTCATTTGCATTAGCAACTGGAGTACCGTTCATTATTGTTTATGCTATGACAGACGGTTTATACATGCACGAATGGAAAGAAGATCATGTTTATGATGTAAGAATGAATATAAGTGATAACCCTACATATGATGAAGATAACGAACCTTACATACATATACCGCAAGAAGACTGGGTATGCTTGTCAGATAAACCTTTAGGAATGGACCGTAATGAAATAGGTTTCTAACCTAACCTAGAAGGCCTACCAAATAATTGTTCGTCTAGTGCCAACCTGTCTTGTGATAAAGGACTTGTAGTTGGCATTTGAGTTCCTGATACATCAGGTAAGGGAATATTAGGAGCTGGGGCCTGTGTAGTTCTTAAAGACTGTTGTGCTTGACCTGCTGCGTCTTGTGCTTTTTCGGTAGTTGATCTTATCAATTTTTTAATTTGATCTGTGAAACCTTCTTCTTCTGCCTCATTAGCAGCATCTTCTACAATCTTTTCGGTTTCAGATCCTATAATCTCTGCTTCACCATTTATGTATCTTACACCAGCCAAACCTGCTGCTCTTCTGGCCATTTGAATAGCTTGGCTTATAGATCCTTTGTCTGTTTTTAACATCAAACCAACAAATCCTGGAGAAGAAAATAACTGCCTCATAACAGCCAAACCAGCTAAAGTAGGCAAAGTCGCTAACGGAGCAAATACTATACCGGCTGCTATACCAGCTGCTACTAATCCACCAGCAGATCCACCTCTTCCAATTTCACCAACCGTTGATAGATCTATATAACGTTGAAAGTCT